AAAAGATATAAGTCTTTGATGAAACAACCTGATAAAATTACCAATTGGCAAGAGGTAAAAGATTTACATAAGAAAGCATTTGAGATTTACACAGGAGACCAAAGATTAAACGACCTTTTAAAATATCCTAATGGAGAAGATACTTGGGCAGATTTAATTGAACAATGGTGTGGATTTAAGTTAATTACAGGTAATTCATTTATATATGGAAAACTTATTGAAACTGGAAACAATCAAGGTAAGCCGTTTGAATTATTTGCATTACCTGCTCAGTATATGGCTATTATTGCAAATATCGAAGTGTTCCCACCAACAAGAGTGGGATATCAATTATACTATGGAGCAATGTGGTCCTTTGACCCAAGAGAAATATTACACGATAAATACTTTAACCCTGAATGGACAGTTACAGGCGGTCAATTGTACGGACAAAGTCCTTTACTTGCAGCTGCAAGAACTTTAACAAGAAGTAACGAAGCTAAGACTGCTGCCGTTGCATCATTTCAGAATGGTGGACCTGCTGGAGTTTTATTTATGAACGATGATCGATTTGACCCTATAAGCGGACAACAACAAGCACAAGCATTAAAAACTGCGGTTAGTCAAAAAGGTGGTGCAGCTAATTTTAATTCAATTGCCGTATCAGGTTATAAGGTAGATTGGAAACAAATCGGCTTATCTCCTGTTGAACTTAATATCATTGAATCAGAAAAATGGGATATGAAGGCACTTTGTAACATTTACGGAGTACCTAGTCAATTGTTAAACGATGCTGATAACAAGACATACAACAACCAATTAGAAGGCGAGAAAGCATTGACTTTAAGATGTGCTATTCCTTTGTTAGATTCTTTAACTGAGAACTTAAATAGAAAGTTGCATAGTGATTGGGGTTATAGAAATAGTGGATTATATGTAGGTTATGACATTCAAGTCTATCAAGAATTAGAGGCAAATAAAACAGAGCAAGTTGCTTGGTTAAATACTGCTTGGTGGATTCCACCTTCTCAAAAGAATGAGATTATGGGTATTAAAACTCCTGATTATATTCCTGCTGAGGAAATGGAAAAACTTTACATTCCTTCATCATTGCAACCAACTGACCAATTTCAACCTTTGAATATTCCTGATAACTTAAATCCATAAAATGATTTGGCAAGATTATAGAAAACTATATGCCAACGCATTAAAAACCTATTCGCCCAAGTTCAAAAAGGAACTGCAAAAGCAAGTAGATACATATTGCCGTACCCAAAACTATAATGCAATTAGTGATAAAGCCTTAAAGAAGACCATTCAGAAGCTCCACGTTGCTATGGGAGTAAAGATGGCACAAATAGTACAAAAGTCCGTTAAAAGGTCTGTAAAGGGCATTTACGAGGCATTTGAGACCAAATCAGCACAAACTGACCTATTTGCATATGTTATCCTTCAGTATTTAGAAAATCAAGGCTTAAGTCAATTAGCCTACGACATAACCGAAACTACCAAAGAACAAATAAGAAGATTCTTAATTCAAGCAAGTGAAAAGAATTATACTTTGCCTGAAACAATTGCTCTTTTGAGGGTTAGCGGAATAACCGATTATCGTGCTGAATTAATCGCAAGAACGGAAACAGGAAGGGCAGCAAACATAGGTTCAATGGTTGGAACGGCATCCACAGGATTGGTTACATTAAAAGAATGGATAAGTGCAAGGGATAACCGAACAAGAAGGATTCCTAGAGACCAATTTGACCATTTAAATATGGATGGCATTAAAATTCCATTTGATGCTAAGTTCAAACTACAAAACAAAAAAGGTGGGTTTGATTTAATGTTACATCCTTGCGATTCAAGTGGAAGTGCTGGAGATGTTTGCAATTGCCGTTGTACATTAGGATATGAGGCACAAAGAGATTCAAAAGGCAAACTAATGACACTACAAAATAACCCACCACAAGGCGATGCTGGATTCATTTGGAACTTACTTACAAACTTTGCTTTGATGGAAGTTACCAATTTAGTAAGAGATACTTTAGCAGATTAAAAAAAAATTATAACTTTGTTAATATGAAAACATACACAAATAAGGACATCGTTGTTGAAAAACAAGACATTGGTTACGAAGTAATGGATGTTGATACCGAGCAACGCAGAGTGAAAGCCGTATGGGCAAGAACTGGTAATGTTGATTTAGATAACGATATTATCGTTCCTGAAGCGTTTAACAAAACTCTTAAAGAGAGAGGTCCAGCAGGTAAAAACTTAATATGGTCTTTAGTAGATCATTGTGCTGAAATGGAAGCTGTAATAGGTAAACCTGAACAATTATATGTTGAAGGAGATATGCTTATTGCTATCACTCCAATTGTAATGACTGAAACAGGAGAAGATGTTTTAAAAATGTATGAAGCTGGTTTAATAAACCAACACTCTATTGGATTTACTACAATTAATTCAAGTGTAGGCAAGGATGGTATAAGAACAATAACTGAACTTAAACTATATGAAGGTAGTGCGGTATTATGGGCAGCAAACCCTGAAACACCAACTATTTCAGTAAAAAGTGAAGTTAAAAGAGAACAATTAGCAAATAGGCTAGAGAAACTCTTGAAAGCGTTTAAAGGCGGTAAATTTACCGATGAAACCTTTGCGTTAATGGAGATTGAAATAAAAAGGATTCAAGCAGATTTATTGGAGATTGAAATCATTAAAGAAATCACTATGGTCGCAGAAGCACCGCAGCCGATAATTGAGGAAATCAAAAACAATGATGCAGAAGTTCTAAAGGCAATTAAAGAATTTAATAAAATATTTAAAAAGTAAAAGAAAATGGAAAACGTAATTAACGAAATGGCTGAGAACCTTAAAGGTTTTCAAGCTAATATCGAAGCTAAGTTAGAAGAAACTAAAGCTGAGATTAAAGTTGTAAGAGATGAAGCACAAAAACAATTTGATGCTCAAGCTGTTGCAACAAAAAAAGCTGCATCTAAGCAAGTAAAGTTTTTAGATGAAGTTATCATCGAGAAATTAGATGGTAGATTAGATGAAATGGAAAAATCAATGAAATCTAACGGAAAATTCCGTGTTGATTTATCTGATGTTAAAACAATGACTTTAAGTGGTTCATTAACAGGAGATGCTCAAGCATCTTATGCTCCTAATGCTTCTATCTTACCAAGTCAAGCAATTAACTTCCGTGATTTAGTACCAACAGTTCGTAGCGAAAGTGGTTTATATGTATTCTACAAAGAAACTGCTACTACTAACAATATTGCTGCTCAAACTGAAGGTTCTGACAAAGGACAAAATAGCTACGCATTAAGCGAAGTTAAAGTTGTAAATGACTACATCGCTGGTTTCTCAACTTTCTCTAAGCAAATGGCTAGAAGTTTACCTTTCTTAAGTACAACTTTACCAAGAATGTTAACTAGAGATTTCTACAAAGCTGAGAATGCTGCGTTCTTCTCTACTGTATCTGCTGCTGCAACTGGTTCTACAACAACTGCTGAAACTGTTGATTTAAAGCAATTAGTTGACTATATTGGTAACCAAAAGAGTGCAAACTTCGTAGCTTCTTTTGCTTTAGTAAGTCCTGCTCAATTAGGTCGCTTATTGAAAGAAACTATCACTTCAGGTTATTATGCTGGTAATGGTTCAGTTATTGTAAATCCTAATGGTGGTATCACTATTTGGGGTGTTCCAGTAATTGCTGCATCTTGGGTAACTGATGATAAAGTACTTATTTTAGATAACAACTTCTGCGAAAGAATTGAAGTTGAAGGAATGGCTATTGAGTTCTCTTATGAGAATGCTAGTAACTTCCAACAAAATATGGTTACTGCTCGTATTGAGTGTTATGAAGATATTAACTTAATGCAACCAACTTCAGCAATTTATGCTGACTTAGGAAACGTATAGTTTTAATCTTACATAGATATAAAGACCCCTTACTTTTTAGTAGGGGGTTTTTTATTATAAATAATGTAAATTTGTAAAAAAGATATATGTCATATTCTAATTTTATCATAGATCATACTTTAACATATAGTGGTTCAGTTGTTGAACCTGTTACTCTAAATGAGGCTAAATTGTATTGTCGTGTAACAAATACGGCTGATGATGCTCAAATAGAAATGATGATAACTCAAGCTAGACAAGCTATTGAAAAAGCTACTGGCTTATGTTTAGTACCAAGAAATGTATCGGTTTGGTTTTCAAATCTTACAGGTACTTTTCAATTACCTTTTGGTCCAGTTACGTTCTTTTTTAATTTAACTGATGAAAATGGTAATTTAATAGATTCTTCAAATATTAGATTAATTGGAGGTCAATTCCCTACATTAAGAACTCCTTGTTGGGATAATTTATTAGCAACATACCAATCAGGTTATGATTGTGTTCCTGATGATTTAAAAATAGCAATTTTAGATCAAGTTAGTTATGATTACGAGAATAGAGGTTTAGATTCAGATAGTGGAATTTGTGAAAAAACTTGGAAAGCGTGTCAACGTTGGACAAGAATAAGCCCAATATTATGAGATTAGGAAGCAAGAAAAGTAATTACGTTGATGCTAATTCAATGTATTCTGAAGTTGGTTTATATGCTCCCACAAGCGTTTCTGATGGGCAAGGTGGTTATACTACTACGTTTGCCTTGCAAGGAGTTGTATTTGGAGACTTTAGACCACAAGCACAATCAAGAGCATTGCAAGAAGCACAATTGACATTTACAAAATCAGCAAAGTTGTTTATTCGTTATGATGTAAACATAACTGATACATACCAATTAGAAGTGGAAGGAGAACGATATACTATTCATTCTATTAAGGATGTTGAAAATCAGTTTAGATTTTATGAAATTGAAATGTACTACTAATGGCAGACCATATTAACTTTAAAATTGATGGTCTTGATAAACTAATTGAGAAACTTGGCAAATTACCTATTGAAATAGAAAAGGAAGTTGCCAATGAGGTAAATGCTTCTGCATTAGCCATTCAAAGTAAAGCTAAAAGAGATTGCCGTGTTGATTTTAGTACATTAAGAAGTTCAATACAATTGGAAAGTATTTTTAAGGATAAACGTATTATATATACAGTTGGAAGTCATATGAAATACGCACCTTATGTTGAATTTGGAACAGGAGGTTTAGTTAATATACCTGCTGGATATGAGGATTTTGCAATGCAATTTAAAGGCAAAGGAATAAGGAAAGTAAACTTAAGAGCAAGACCTTTCTTAATACCAGCATTTGAAAGCGAAATACCTAATTTGCGTAAAAACATAAAAAATGTAATTAAAGATGTTAAATCCTAATATAGAAATAAAGAAATGGTTTTATACCAATTTGGGAACGGCTACAAGCCTTCCTGTTTATGATGGTATAGCACCTGATTCAGCACCTAATGAGTATATCATTATGGATGGTAGAACATCAACACAAAATCAAGGAAAAATTAGTTATACTAATGGAGTTTCTATTGATGTTGACATTGTTGTAAAAAATGCTAACTTTGGCTATAAACGAGCCGAAGCAATAAGCGATTTAATTTTAAATGCTATCAATTCAGACACGGATATAACTTTAAGCAATGGATTTTATGCTACAAGTTTAGTGGTTGGTGCAATTAGAAATTTAGATGGTTTAAATCCTACGGACAACGTTTTTAGAACGATAATAACTTATAATTTAATAATAACTCAAAATTAAAATAAAATGGCAGAAACTAAAGTATCAGGCAGAGATTATATTCTTTTAGCCGACATAACTGGAAGTAGCACCTTCTTACCAGTTGCGTGTCTTACATCTAACTCATTCACATCAACAAACGACACTATTGATGCAACTTCAAAGTGTGGTAATTCATTTACTCCAGCACCATCTTTTAGCCAAAGTTTTTCAGGCGAAGGATTTGCAATTGATGAAACAGGAACACCAAGTAAGGATTCTTACCAACAATTGTATGCTGCTCACGCTGCTAAAACTGCCTTCAATATGAAGATGGGTAAAGCAACTCCAGTAGCTGGAGATATTACTTATTCAGGTCAAGTTTTCATTAGTAACTTTACTGTGAATGCTGCTGATAAAGATGATGTGAAATTTACTGCAACTTTCGTAGTAACTACACCTCCTTTAACACAAACTGAAACAGTATAAACAACAACCAAAATATGTTTGAATTAAAACTAAACAACAAAACAATTCAATTAAAATGGGGTACTTGGGCAATGAGAGAATTTTGCGTTGCTAAAGGTATTTCAATAGACAAATACTTTGAAGTATTAGGTTCATCTCAATTAGACTTGGATATGATTATCAAGTTAGTTTACATAGGCTACAAATCAGCTTGTGTAACTAATAAACAAGAGATTGAATATACCGAAGATGAAGTTTGTGATTGGATTGATGAAGTAGGATCTATTTTTAATGCCCAAGGTCCAATTTTATTGTACATTAAGTATATTGTAGAACATACAATTACTGCGGTACAAGGAACACCAAAGGATGAAAAAAAAAAGCCTAACAAAATTAAGCTGGGATGATATTTTAGTTAAAGCTGCTGAATGCAATATAAGACCCAATGAGTTTTGGGAAATGACTTGGAAAGACTTTTCTATTATCGTAATGGGTAAAGAAAAACAAGAGTTAAACGAATGGGCAAGGACTAGAAACCTTGCCTATATTGTATATTTAAGTAGCACTTCTGAAAGAACACCGAAAAGTATTAAGGCTTTTTGGCACATTCCAGCAATTGATGATATAGAAGTTGAGGAAGAAAAGGTTTACTTAACGGATGACCAATTGAAACGGACTTTAAAATTGTATGGAGTAAATTAATTAAGATGGCAGAGCAATTTGATAAATTTTGGATAAGTATTGATGCGGATGTTTCAACGTTACAAACCGAATTAATAAAGGCTCAAAATCAGTTAAGACAATTTCAAACTACTTTAAAGAAGTCAACTGATGTAGAATCTATTAAGTTACTTAATTCTAACATAGCATTTTTAGATGAAAAGATAGCACACCTTAATACAAGGATGAGTGGTGTTGCAAAACCTACTGCCGATGCTAGTCAATCATTAATTAACCTATCAAGGATTGCACAGGATGCTCCTTATGGATTTATGGGTATTGCAAACAACATCAATCCGATGTTGGAATCATTCCAAAGGTTACAAAAAGAAACAGGTAGTGCAAAAACTGCTCTACAAACAATGCTTGGTGCGTTAACAGGACCACAAGGATTGGGTTTGGCTATTGGGGTTACTTCATCTTTATTAGTTGTATTTTCAAAACAAATAGGAGATTTCTTTAAAGGTGCTTCATCTGAATTAGAAGATTTTAGAAAAGAACTTGCTAAATTAAATGATGATTTATCTAAAATAGCTGGTGCATCACAAGCAAAACAAACTAAAGGGGAAATATTAGTTGCTATAATTGGAGATTCTGCAAAAGATATGCAGACTAGAAAGAATGCTTTAGAAATGCTTAAAAGTCTTTATGCAGAAAACAAAGCTATACAAGATTTAAAAGTAACGGATGATAAGAACTTTTTGATTGCAACTTTAAATAATGCTAGTCAGCAATCATTTACAATTGATAAAGAAAAGAATAATACCGAATCACTTGCAAAAGCATATGAAAAAAGAAAAGAATTAGAGAAAAAACAAAAAGCAGAAATTGAACAAATACAAAAAAGCGGTCCAATTTCTTATGGTTATCAAAAATCACAAACTAGAACTGTTGATGAGCAAATTGCACAATTAAAAGCAAATAATAAAAAAACATTTGATGAGGTTGATGCTGATATAAAACGTTATAAAGGCAAAGAATCTACTATGATTGGTTTTTTATCAGGATTTCAAAAGACTGACAAAAGTGGAAAAACAACCCAAGATAATAGCATACAAGAATATATTAATCAGCAAATGTCTGATTTTAAAAATATATTAGTAGAAAGAGCAAAATTCAGAGATAAACTTAAAAAAATAACTCTTGAAATAATACCATATTTAAATCCAGTTGAATTAGCTAAACAACAAAAAGCAGAAGATACAAAATCATTTGCTGATTTAATTGGTAAAAATGTTGATACTTCAAAGTTTGAGGATATGTTGGGTAAAAGAGGTAAAAAACAATTATCTGATTTAACTGAAGAAGAACAAAAAAGGAAAGATGTAGCAGATGCTTTAAAAGAAGAAACTAAAGCATATGAAGAATTTGCAAAAACATTAGCAAATAATGTAACAAGTGCAATTTCAGGAATGTGGGATGCAATACAAAAAGGAGAAAATCCTTTAGATGCTATTGGTAATATGTTTGCAAAAATAGCTGAAAGCATTGCTTTTGCGGTTATTCAAGCAAGTATATTTGAAGCTATATTAACTGCATTCCCTGAATTAAAACCAATATTATCTGCAATTGGTTATGTACAAGGTGGGTTTAAATTTGGTGCACACGCAAAAGGTGGAATAACAACAGGTCCATCTATGGGACTTATTGGCGAAGCTGGTCCTGAAGCAATTATGCCATTAGATAAATTAAAAGGATTCTTAAATACTTCTTTTAATGCAGGTACAATGAGTGGACAATCCACAGGAGGAAATGGGCAATTTGTATTAAGAGGACAAGATTTATTAGTAGCTATAAATAGGACACAAAAATCATCATTCCTTAAAGGACAAAACATAAGTTTAGTATAATGGCATACGGACTAAAATATAGACTAACACAAGCATTAAGAGATGGAACAAGTTTATTTGCTAATATCTATGAGAAAGATTATGTTGAAACATTAGTTATAGATTATGAAGCAGTAAGCATACAACTTAATTCAAATGCAAGTGGCGATGAGCCATTAGCTGCTATTGTATCATCACAATTAAATGTTTCATTTATTGTATCAGATGAAAATGCAGATAATTTCCCTGATCTATTAAACTTTGATGTAAGAAGATACTTTGTCAAACTAGAAAATGGAAGTGATTTATTATGGTGTGGATTTCTATTTAATGATTATGTTCAAGTTCCATTTACAACAGGATATGTTCAAGTAGATATTATTGCAATTGATGGACTTTCTTTTTTAAATGATACTCCTTTTAATTATTTCGAATTAAAAAGTATTAACGAAAGAGAAAGATTGATTGATATTATTGCAGAAACTTTAAACGTTATAGCATTACCTGACACAATTACTTTATGGACTGCTTGTTCATATTATGCAGAAGGTATGTTTGATAGATCAGATGCAAGTGGAGATGAACCATTTATTCAAACATATCAATATAGAAGGGATTTTCAAGGTTTTACATATTATGAAGTATTAACTAAAATACTTGAATCATTTGGTTGTCGTTTATTTCAGAGTGATGGTAAATGGCAATTATTGGCAATCAATGAAATGTGTGATACAACAAGATATTATACTGAATATGTAATATCTCCAAGTGTTTCGGTAACTAATTCAGGTACATTTAATAAAGATGTTGCAATAGAACCATTTGTAAATGGTAATGTACATTTTGTAAATAATAGTCAAACAAAAATTGTTAGAAAAGGTTATCCAAAACTTAATTTAAAACATACTTTTGAATTCCCTGATAATTATACCCATAATGGTAATTTTAAAGGCATAGTTTCAACGGATGTTTTATATGGATGGATATTAAATAAATCAAATCCTCCAAGTGGAGATGCTTATATAGTTGAAAATCCAGAATACCAATCAAATACAATTGTATTAAGAGCAGGTACAAGTGGTGGAACTTCGGCATTAGAAATGGGTATTTTAGTTGCTCCATTAGAATATTTACCATATATAGTTGCACCAAGTTTTACTTTATCATTTGTTTATAGAATGATATTTACAAAAGCTAAAATGCAGATAACTTTAAGAGAAAGTTTAACTTCAACTGTTTATTATTATAATTCAGCAGACCAATGGCAAACTTCTGCTACATTTATTGACATAGTGCCAAATAATGCTGGATATTATGAAAATTATTCAAAAGAAATAATATTAAATAATGTTCCTAATGGGTATATAAAAGTTAAAATTTATGTTGATTCATTAGCTTATAATGGGATAGATATTAATACATTTAATATAAAACAAAATCAAACTGTTGAAAAATCAATAAATGTTATAAGACAAGTTGGAGATAGTAAGGTTCCTACAAAAGAATTAGAACAACCTTATGGGACATTTTATAATGTAGATGGTAGTAATAATATTGGGGTTTTATATAGTTCAAGTGGTACAATATTAAAAAATTGGTATAGATATCCAAATACTGAAGCATTTTATTATTTGCAACAATTGATAGCTAGACAATATTCTAATTTATTAAATAAGAATTTTGGTACTTTAGAAGGGGATTTAGGTTCATTTAAAACTGCTAAAGGATTAAACTATTTAGATAAACTTTATACAATTACTGACCCAACTACGACACCATTGTCATATAATGGCAAAAAGTTTCTTATGAATAGGGCAACTGTTATCCCACAAATAGATGAAGTTGATTCAATACAAGTTATAGAAATTACTAATGTGGATAATGATTCAACGGAAACAATAGAACATATTAATTCGTAAATTTGACTTATGGCAGACAAAGTAATTGGTAAAAATATAATGCTCTATAAAGAGCAAGAAAATATAAACTACTATTTTAATGGTGGTACTTCACAAGGTACTATTTTAGGTAGTACCTATTATCAAATAAACCTTAATAACGAAGGAGGATCAGCAGCAAACTTTACAAGGATTGCCGATGGAGATTTGGCTGCTTTTATAACGGATGTTGGAGACCCCAATCAAACAACAATTGAAGGTGGAGTATGGGAGTTTAAAAACTACCTTTCACTTTCAACCGATGTAAGTGGAACTCCAATGTTTGCGGTAACTATTGCAAAATACGATGGTACTTCATTAACTCCAATTGCTTCATCGGATTCGGTTTACTTTACTTCAACAAGTCCTACTTTATATACAACAAACGTAATATTTCCTACTACTACATTGGCTTCAACCGATAGATTGGTGGTAAAGATTGTCGTTTTAAACTTAACAGGAAGAACGGCTACGTTATATACTGAAGGCAGTTATATTAACTATTTTACTTCAACTCTTACATCGGATGTTCCTTTTGCTTGTTCAACAAATTGCTCATTTAGTATTAATGTAGATCAAAAAGAGGTTACAAGTCAAACATCAGCTTGGTATCGTGAATTTAAGAATGACATAGCTTCTTGGACTATATCTTGCGATGGAATTATTACTTTAGACAATTACGGATATTTATTCTTGTTGCAACAACAACAAAATAGAGAAACAATTGTAGTTAAGTTTGTTGTGGACAATGGACAAGATGGTTTAGTAATTATTACAGGAAGATGTAATTTGACATCATTATCAATAAACGCACCATATAAGGACATAGCAACTTATTCCGTGTCTTTACAAGGAACAGGTGCTTATGGTACTTCAGGAACTACAATCAACTCACAAGGGGTTGTAATCACTGCTGCGACACCAGTTTACACAAAACAATATGTAGCAACAGGAGGAGAAAGCACAGTAACTTGGTCTGATATGGTAGGCAGAAATTGTCTTTATGTTTCAAGGGGTGGAATAGATGTGAGAGAGATACTAACAAGTGGTACGGCAACAGGCGATCAAGTGAAGTGGGATAGTGCAACAGGTACATTAACATTTGGAAGGGTTTTAGTGGCAACTGAATTTATAAGAGGACTATTTAATTAAAATATATGGCATATCAAGGTCAATTTACAGGGGATGTTCAGTTACCAATAACATCGGCTATTCTAAAAACGAATAGTGTAGGTAAGATATTAGCTGCGGTTGCTGGGGTTGATTATTTAACTAGTGGGGATTTAAGCGGATATCTGCCATTAACAGGTGGTATTTTAACAGGTGCATTAAGTGGAACAAGTGCAAGTTTTTCAAGTACTATAACTGCAACTGATTTTAGATATACAAATAATGGATATTTAACTTATGATGTTGCAGCAACAGGAACTAATACAATGCAGATTCGTAGTGGATATGCAGGAGCAGTATTATCTTTTACAGGTTTAGGTGCTGCTACATTTAATAATAATATTTTAGTTAATGATAGTTTTGGATTAGTTAATGTTGCATCAACATCAACAGGATTTTTTCCTACATCTAGTTTAACATTACTATTAAAATCAAATGGTTCAACTGCATTGACTAT